CCGTAAATTCTTCATAATCCTTTACTTTTATAGGATAAATACTTCCAACACCTTCAATTACTTTGGGTTTACCTAGTATATTTTTAACACTCATTTACCTCAATCCCTTCATAGAAGAACTACATACTTTAATCCACAACGATAGGCCTGAATAATTTTTTCCAACCTTATATGCTTTAAAATTTGTTATCTCACATTCTCCAATTCCAGCTACAAGTTGCTGATCAATATCTTGAGCAAATTCATCAGCAATACGAAATGACCTTATTTGACTTAATCCATGAAGTACCCAATAATTATTAGGAATTATAATATCCATAATATAAGTAATTTCAGAAAGAGGTTGTGATTTTAAAGAACCTACTATTGGATTAAAAAATATTTTTATTTGTTCTTCAGTTAAAATAGTTTCATCAAACATAGTTAAAATTATATAATCATTTTCTATTAAATCTACTGTCACATTTGATTGTGATGTAGGATCATCATTTAAATAATAAATATATTTTTTAATATTTTGATTACTTAAAAAAATCGTCAATAATTTTAGGAGGTTATTTTCAATATGCTTAAATTTGAAAGATTTTTCCATTTGTTATTATACCTCCTTAAAATAGATTCAATAATTTAATTGTTTTCTCAACAACCTGAGCATTTGAATTGTCTGTAGCACGTAATGTAATAGTATAAATACTCTGAATCGCTGTTAAGCTACATTCATTTGCGTCTACAATATTTAGAGTATAAGCCCCAACAGGTGTACTACCAGCAATAATACTAAACGTAAATTCAGCAGTAGGAACTATAACTCCATTATTATATTTAGTTACAGTATAATTCTCTGAATACCCTTTAATTATTTCATCACTTCCAGTTAAAATATAAGTTATACCTGTTACTGGTATATCATCAATTACTGGAATTACTTGTTCTTCATCACACCACTTCATTTTTAATATAATTAATCCATTTTCAATCACATCATTCAAATCAACAACTTCATAATTCTGCATACCAATTTTAAATATATCATCACGTTTTATTTGAGAAGATATAGTAGTATTTGATACCCTTACAACAATATCTGTACTAGGTATAGAAAGATATTTATTCTCATCTGTACCCATAGAATATAGGCGAACATTTGAATCAATGATACAAGGTATCTCATTAAGTACCCATGAAATGCCACTTTTATTGTAGAAAGAAATGGTATTATTACATAACTGTATAGTACCTTTAGTTTGTATATTCTGGTTTTCATCAATATCAGTTACTAAAAATTTATTACTATTCCATGTTACAATATCTCCAACTACAAATGATTCATCTGGTTTAGATAACATTACTTTATTATCTTTTTTATCTGTAACAATATGTACTCCTTTGGATACGTTGTTTATTAATATTGTTTCATAAGAAGGAGAATCTTCAAAGTCTAAAGCAATATCATATTTAATTTGATTAATAGTACGATCTTTAGTTGATAGGGAAGATTGCGCTATTGTACGAAACAGGTCATATACTCCCATGAAGAATTCTCCTTTCTTATAATTGTTTAGTTAACATATTCATTGTTTGGATTAAAGCAAAGTCGAAGTACAACTATACCACGCATCTTCGGTATATTTGCTACATGGTTTATCCGTATAATATATGGTATTGTCTATCACAATTATTGCAGCAGATGCATTACATGGAGTAGCATACGTACCTCCAGATAAAGTAGTCACATCAACACCAAATGTTGCATTGGTACATGTGGTAGAAATAGCTATAGAATTGCTTTCTGTACCTACATTATCAACCACAAGTAAAACTGTATCATTCACAATACTTGCCACTGCATCTACGAGTAGAGAATTTGAACTAATTTCCAGTCCCAATTTCGTTACAGCATTATCGGCTGTTAGGTCGGCTGCTACGACAACAGGGATATGAGTTGGATCTGAAACATCCTCGGCGGCTGCCACAAATTCAAAAATTTCATCACCAATTGTAACTATCTCAGCAGCTACTACTACACCCGAAAAAGTGAGAGTTGCTGATGCTTTGTTAGCATTAGTTGGATTTCCTGCGAACCATGGTTTATAGAAAACCGTTAAACCTTTTGTATTAAATCCCATTCAATACACATCCTTTCTATTTATTTATAATTATAAGTTGTTTCTATATATAAATTGCAATATTAAATTATATTGCTAATTTATTTTCACTTAGATTTAGGTCTAATTCTTTAAGAAGAATTTGTTCTATATTGTCAAAATCCCAATAAGGTATTTCTATTAACATTATATTGTTATTTTTACAATAATCTCTTTTTATTTGATCTAATTTTTGTTGAATTTTAAATTGTTTTTCCCCACCAAAATAATCAACAGGTTCATAATGTTGAATACCTTGATATTCTATAGCAACACAACAATCTATTAAATAGAAATCAAAAGGCAATACTCTTTTATATTTACAATTAGAAAATTTATATTGTGAGAAAAAATTAATACATTTATCTTTTAAAATTTTACTAATTCTTTCTTCTCCTTTATATGGATTATTACATTCTGGACAATTTGGATGATTATTCCTGTTTTTGATTTCTGCATTCCAAATATGTTCTGAATTCCTGCTACATTGCCACCAAATATATTTTCCTGAATTTGCAGTAACATCATAAGGTGTTAAATCACCATTTAAAGTGGGATGCCATTCAGATGCTAATTTAGGATTCAATGTTGCTAAACAATTAGATAAACCTACCTGTAAACCATGACAATATCCACATCCACAACCTTGATGAATATCTGTCCAACACATCAGAAATATTTCTTTACAATCACTTTTTAAACATTGCCATTCTAATTTTTGTTGACTACCACCATAAATTTTACTTATCAACTGAAATGGTTTACTATTTAATTTACACCATAATTTAATATTATAAATTGTATAAGGGTTATTATTGTCAAATGCTCTTGTATTAGGATTGCTTATTAAATTATTAAGATTAATGCTATAATAATATCCTTGACTATCTGTAAAAGTTAGTTTTTGACTACTACGTTTATAATGCTCATCAACTAATTGTAAATCTAAATTTATCTTAATTAATAATAATTTTATATTTTGAATAGTATAAGAATTAGAAGGGTAAAATTTTTGTGGCTTATTTCTACTATTATATAACCCATAAAAAGTCATTTCATAATAATATCCATCTTTATCTTTAAAAACTAATTTAGTATCTGTATTCTTATACTCTTTACTAATCAAAATATAGCCTAAACTCTCAATATATTCTTTTATCATTTCATAAGTCCATTGTATATATTTTCCCATCACATTACCTCCGCAGTAATCCAATCCATTTCCGAACAAACTAAAATAGGGAAGACGTATTCGGAGTTTACATCTTGTCAGCTAAGTTCATGACACCTAACCTATCCCATAAATTTTATATCTTTTTAATTGAACCCTAAAAATTCATTGAACGTATAATCCACAACTTTTTGTTTTAAATCTTTTTCGGTTTTATCTCTCAATGTAGTTAACTTGTCTATCAAATTTCCACCTGAAAATGAATTATAGTCTTTGGTCGTAATTCTATTTCTTAGATTTTCTTCTTTATACAATTTTCTTTCAAGCCATACTAAACGAATTCCTAAAGCCAATATCCATTCTTCTTCCGAACTTAAATCTTCATTAAACTGTTTTAAAGTATTATCAACATCACTTAGATCCTTTTTACAAGATTTAAAATAAATACTCTTAGATTTATCCAAAAATATCTCAAGTAACTCATCAAGTTCAGAATCAGTTAAATTTGCAAGTAATTGTGCGTCCTCAAATAAAATATTCGCTTTAGTATATATACTTGAATAAAGGGTAGGCATAATTTACACCCTTTCTTATTTAAACAAATTAGGTCTTCCAAAAATTACTCTTAGCGTATTCATTTTAGTGTTATTAGTAAATAAGCCTCGTCTATAAAGAATATAACCAGCTTCTAATACAGTTTCAGCCATTTCTATAGAACTCTTTAACTTTTCTTCAAACTCTTTTTCAGAAGTGATCTTATCATCAAATAAATCTTCAATATGCATAGGATTAATCTTTTTATCATTGAAGTATAAATCATCAAGCCTTAAATCTCTGATAACATCTTCAACATCAATATCGGTATCACTATAAGCATCAACTATTGCTATAGCACCACTTTTAATAAATGTAGGTTTAGAACTTAAAAACAAATTTAATTCTTCAAAAGATACAGTTACACCTTGACCAAAATTATCAATCTGAAAATATGATCTTATCTTACCTCTATCCTCATTAAAGATAAATAATCCACCAATATTACTTTTAAGTCTTATTTTAGTATTGTCAGGAATAAATTTGAATTTACTCTTTGTAGGTTTAATATTATTTTCAACTTTAGCAGTTTCAATAGGTTTTTCACTTGCTTTAAGCAATTTATTTTCTAATTCAGTTATTTTGGCTTCATATTCAGATTTAAGTTTGCCACTAACTTCTTGTGTAACTTTTTTTATTAAATTTTCTATATCAAATTCAGGTGTTTTTATTTCTTGTTTTGTTTCATTTTTTACTTCATCAACTTTAGCCTTTGAAGCATTACTAGGTCTTCCAGCCATAAAATTTTACATCTCCTTAATCATTCTTATTAGATATTTTAAACTAAATAATGTTGGTGAGAAATTGATCCCACCAACATTATAATTATTTAATTACTGAAATTTATAGAAACCGAATTTACCTTCAGGAACAGTAAGAGCAGCAGCACCAATTCTTCTAGAGAAGAATACTTCAGGCTGCATATCATTTCTAGCCATACCATCCTTCATATCAACAAGAGCTTCACCTTCTGCCAAAACTTTACAAATCTTTTCATTAGCAGGAAGTATAATTACATGGTCATTATTTACTTTAAGAGTCTGAGTAGAAGCAGCATATGCCTGTGGCAGTGCAAACAAATCAGTACCCCTAAATGTATCATAATATCCTAATGCATTAAATCCATCTTTTGCTCTATCAGAATAACCAGCTCCATCAGCGATATTTCCTAATGCGGTGGTTGTTCCAAAAATTTGCAGTCTATCAGCACCAGTAGCAGCTTTTACGTTCTCAATTATTGAAGCAAGAGTAGCGGCAGCAAAAGCACCAGTAGCCTTGAATTCAGTATCTACAGAAGCATAAGAACCATATATTGTGTCATAAATCAATTCGCCAACATAATTAGCCATAGAGATAGAAGCTTTTTCGGTCAATCTAGCCATGTCCATTTTGCCTGTAAGGAAATTGTCAAGTTCATCATAAAATTTCAGGCTTTTGATGTTTGTAGCAACTGTGAAGTTTCTATCTACAATTTTCTGTCTTTCAATATCCTGATTGCCCCTTGAAGATGTATATACAGGATATACTTGATTATCTTCTACGAAGAAATATGGTTTGTCTCCAAGTGCGGTATCTTTGAACTCTGCAAATCCTTCAAATTTACCAGCTAGTGAAGCTGCCATTGCCACTGGCATAATTTCACTCATAATTGCGAATACTTTATATCTATTAGCCATGAAATTATAATAATTCCACTCGCCACCGCATACCTCTTTGACCACATTTCTTACAGACTCATTCATTTGCTCTTTTGTAAAGCCTTCTTTTGAAACGCCAGAAACAGCATCATATGCTAACTTCTGATTATTCGAAAATACGAAACTATTCATAGTTATTAATCCTCCTTTTTATAATTGTTTAATTAATTAAACTTGTGCCTTAATGCACTGAATCTTAATCATTGCTACACCAGCCTTAGTAAATGCTTCTTTGATTTCATAAGCAATACTCTCTGTACCACCTAAAGCTGCTACTATTTCAGGTTTTGATGTAGCTGCGTCTATGATTACAAAATGTCCAGCAGTAGCGGTAGCTGTAGCTGTATAGTTTGCAGTTGCATAGCATTCAACATCTCCAAGTTCAGGAACTCTCGTCCTAATCACAGCACCAGTAGCAATTACGAACTCATTCTCTGTATATTGAGCTTCATAACTTAAAGGTACTTCACATACAATAACTACACCAAGATCAGTAATTGCACTAGGAGCAGCTACAGTATAAGTACCATTCGTTCCCCTAGCACCCAAAGTTACAAAATGTCCGTTGTTTAAAGATGCGATTGCAACTGCATCATAGTAATGCGCTGTTGCCTTGATTTTCGATAAAATCATCTGATTATTAGCCATAATTTTTATTTCCTCCTTAAAATTTATACATTGTTATTTGTTTTAGTTGTTATAAAGAAACAACAGTATTTTCACCGTTGTTAATTTTATTGATATTTAATTCTTTGGTATATATTTCACAGCATCACCATAATAACTTTCGCTACTAGGTTCTGTGTTATCAACACTTACTTTGCTACTAAACGTTTGAGATTTCTTAGCGGATTTATTAGTCTTTGAATGCTTCACCCTACCTTCTAAAGCATACAGGTCTTTTTCCAAAGCATCAATTTCATAAGTCATAGCTTTTTCTTTAATAACCTTAAACTCATCATTTTCACCAAGAGTTACTTCAAAATCAGCTATAATTTCTTCAATTTGAGATTGTTTGATTTCAAATTCTTTATCATCCTGATATTTTTGAAGAATAGTAATAGTATCATCTTTTTCCTTAACTGACTTCTCAAATTCAACTACTTGACTAGATAGTGTTGCTTTTTCGGTTTCTAATGTAGAAATACTATTTTTATAATTCTCTACTTCAAGTTGTAAAACTTCAAAATCAGCTTTTAATTTTTCTCTTTCAGCTATTAAAGAATCATATTCTGTTTGAGTAAGCCATACATCAGTAATCATTTTTTCAAACTCAGAAGTAATTGTAGCTACCAAACCAGACTCATCAAATGTATATGTATATCTACCATAAGTACGCTCATGATTATTATCTGACCAATAATTTCTCTCTACAAAAATATATTCATCATTATAGGAATGTAACCAGAAATAGGTTTCTTCAAGTATTCTATCATCGTCACCTCTTACAATTATAGGTTCTAAAGCATTATTAATAGCTTCTCTCTTTTGAATATCTGTGGTGGAAAAACTTAAATTTTTAATATCAATATCATCATTATTTATATTAGACAAATTATCTCCTCCTTTCTGTAAAACTTCTGAGAAACATTTATAATTTTTAAACATTTCGTCCATTTCTTTTTTAAATTCATCAAGACCATAAGCGACAATTTTAGCCTGTTCAAAACATGGTTCAACGTCCTGCCCTAATAAACATAAAGCTGAAAATTCAAATTTATTTATATCATAAACATCTTTATCCCAAGCACCTTCAAAAACATTTATTTCCATGCTCTGATTGGAAAATTCGCTAACTGTTTTTGCCAGTTCTTCATATCTTCCACTCCATAAAATTATATCAGCAACAAGATATTCTTTGTCTTCAACCATTTCCCATCTTGCATTGCATGACTCAGGTACTAATCCATAGGGTTTAGTCGTCTGTACATATTCAACGCCTTTGTCACTAATAATAATTTTCCCGCCATGTGTACCAAAGTCTTCCTTCTTCTCAATCCACTCAGCAATTACAGGAACGTTATATAAAGTAGGGATTGCACTTTCAACAGATTCTTTTGATATCTTACTCTTATTACGATTTTCTCCATAATATAATATATAAGCTTTAGCTTTAGTGAATTCACTATTTAAAACTTCAAAAGAAGTTTTATCAATAAAAGCTGTATATTTAAATTTATTTTGTTCCAAAGTTATTCCTCCTTTCTGGATTTATATATAAATAAAAGACCTAAAGAGTAGGACTTATTATTTTAGAAAAATAATTTATTAGACAACAAGATTTCATTTTTCTCATACTTTCCAATAAATACGGTTTTCTGATTTTCATAACAAAATGCTCTTTTACCACCAATCATTACTTCATTAATTTTTATCAAGCCTTTTGCCTCTAACGCTTTTGCAACTTCTTCGTTAAATACATAAATAAATTTCATAGTAAAACCTTCTTCTTAATATTCTTATAATTTGGCTTATTTGTATCCATCTACCTTTGTCGTGCTATCTGCTTTGTCTCCATCTTTCTTTTTGGGAGCGCCATTTGGATTTAAGTCTTCTAAATTTCCTTGACTTGCGTTCAATTTAGGAGGTAAAATACTATCAAAATCTAATAACTTCTCCATCTCAGCTAAATTTATATAAGTATATAAATCAATTTCAGATGAAGCCATAAATAAACTTCTTGAACCTCCACTAAGTAAGTCAGCCCTATGACTTTCATGCACATCTGGTTTCTCAAATATGTTAATATGTAAAAACTCAACTTGACACTTATGTTGCTTAATTTTAAAATTAACTAAATTTGTGAAGAAATATAATTCTGGAAACATACGTGCTGAATCGGATTTTGTACTGTATCCCAATCCATTAGTTGTAGTTGCATTAAAGATTGTATCTGAAATACCAGTATCATTTGAGATTACTTTAATATCTTGTTCAACAACATTTATTGCCGATTGCTGATTTTTATCAAGAGCAATACCTTCAACTTTAAATGGATTTGTCATGATAGAAATATTTTTTCCAACATGTTCTTTACTACTACTGTGATAAGCTTCTATAATTTCTTTACCCATTAACGGTATTCCCTCATCGTTAGTTGGTACTTGTTGGTGTATAACTTTTACAGCGTCATCTTTTATGAATTCATTAAAATATGATTTATCAGTATTCAACAAAGATAAATCCGAAAACATATGTGCCAATAGGGGATAATCATGTGCCCTTTTCTCCATATGAATAACTCTCAGGAATAAATGTATACTCATTTATTTTCTTTTTACCTTTTGGCTTTTTATGTTCGACATAATCATTATAAGCATTTTGAATTTCTTCTGGTAATTCATAAACTTTAGTAGGATTAATTAATGCACGATCAATATACATACGCCATAAATTATCATCATCAATTTGTGAAAGGACACAAATTTCTTTTGGTAATTTTTCAATAATTGTGTTCTCTGAGTCTGATAAATCATACCAGAAAGATTCTCCATAAATTATTGCTTGTTTAAGCATATATGGGAAAACATTCTTTAAATTCATTTTTGATATAATTTTTACAGAATTCATAACCCTATTTTTAACTGTGGTCTGATTTTCCGTTATACCAAATGGAAATAAAACATGATCAAACGTCATAATAGTTGATAAATAATCAACAATATTATTATAATTACTATTAGTATTAATTAAATGTTCGCTAACTAATTGTAATTGTTTATAATTAGCATATGGATTCTTGAGCATAGTTGCTATTTGATCTGCTGTAAAAGGATTTATTGATACAGTAGAAGACGTAGCCCATAAAGGTTGAACTCCACTTCTAGCATAATTTCTAGGTATAAAAAAGTTATCTTTAGTACTCTCTACTGTTTGTTCAGTTTGTACTAATGTTAATTGTGTTGTTTGTTCAATAAGTGGAGAAGTGGGTACAATTTTTTTGTTTGTACTACCTTTTGTTCTTGACATATGTGTCACCTCATTTCTTTTTGGAAATTGGAGTAATTAAGTAAATAAAATATTATAAATTGTTAGTTACAATTTTAATACATACAATAATCTAGCCAATTGAAATCTTTTCCTGCTTTTTTAAAATCTTCTTTTTCAATATCTCCAATGATCCAGTTGGAATAACTTAAACTTGTATACCTATCTTTCCTCTTACCTCTAGGCTCTTTAAGTTTAACCAAACCTTTATCATTTGGTATTTGCTCAAGATTCAACATTTCGTTTATCAAAGCCGAAGTTTGCTTATAAGGCAGAATCAATTCTACTTGTTGTTCTGGAGATAATGTATGAAAGCCTTTAAGTTTATACAAATATTCGTAGGCATTATTATCTGTTACTAGAAATTTTATTTTATTTCTAAGAATACAGTCTTGAAGAGAAATAGCAATATCACTGTTTAACTTTTCATTACCTTTAATACTATAAATTACTTTTTTAGCTTCTTTAAACTGACATCTTTTTGCGACATCTTCATCATTAATACAACTTAATGGTTCATATACAACATCATTTTCTTTATCAACTAATTCAGTACATAAACTATCAAATATTGATATACCAGCGTTTTGAGTATCTAAAACGATATAATCACATTGAAAATATTCATATAGAAACCTAATTTTCAATGCTTGATATACTGTATGTCCACCAATTACATTTTCAATATAAACAACATTTCTTACATATGCAGTATTACTTTTATTAGGTAATAATTGAGTTAATGTAAATACCGAAGCATCATTTGCATCACCAGAAATTGTTGCTATATCACAAGATAAGACTCGTTTTTCATTAGGTTTCTTTAAAGGTAACGAAAAATTCTTATCATTTACCGCATTATATACACTTGGTAAATAAAACGCTTGTTCATTTCTTCTACAAGCTTCAATTTTATCAAGTTTAAAATATGCCTTTTCACTTTCACCAAAAAATTTGCATTCCATTTCCATCAGCCAAGAAATTGCATCCCAATCTTCCTCATTTATTTCATCCTGTAATTGAGCTTTCATTACAAGACCACTCATAATAGAAATCTGATAGGGAAGACCACAAAGAAAATATTTCTTATTCTGTAACATTGAATTGTAAAATACTTTAAATCTATCAAAAGACCATTCAAATTTATATTTACACGAACTTAAAAATATTTCTATGTTTCTTTCTTGTAGATGACTATATTCATCTTTAATCAAATATCTAGGTTGCCTTGATGTTGCCAAAAATCTTCTTAATACATCTTTATAGATTTTAAAATCAATCAATCTAAATTCATCCAAAATTAGCACATTTGCTCTTGCGCTTCTTGCTGATTCTGTAGATGGTACTACTTTGATCCATGAGCCATTATGAAACATTACATTTGGCTTATCTGAATTTGCATTTGATTGTAAATCCGCAATCTCTCTTTTTAACATTGGAGAATTCATCATTATTTCAGGTATTTTTTCAGTAACTATCTTCATTGCCTGACTGATTACTCCCGATGCCACAACTATTTTAGTGCCTGGAAATAAAATACACCTAATAATACAATAAACTGCTGTTATCCACGTTTTACCTAATCCACGAGCTGCCATAAACATAGAATAATTATTATGAAACATCCCCCATATAATAATCTGCTGAAATTGCTTTAAATGAATATTTAGGTAATCCAATGCGAACCGATGGGGATTTTCTTTATAGTACGCCGCCCATACTGCAACGCCATTCATTAATTTTTGTGATTTTGTTAAATTTTCTGATTCTTTATTATAATTTTTTCCTTTTTCAAATACATTAGTTCCTTTAAATGATTTATTTCTTTTTACTTCAAAATTAGTATATGAAGCCATTATTATTCACCATCTTCTTCATCTTGCCTTGAAACAGTATAAGGCTTAATAATTTCTTTATACTCTTTTACTGTGTCATTATCTATATCATTCATATCCGCTAAAGAACCAACAAAAATTTTCTGCCATTTTTCAAAATTATCAGGGTCTTTCCATTCATCTAATGGCTCGTCAGTGGGTCTTTCGTTTTCTAACTTTTTTATTAAAGTGCCAAAAGTAAATTGGTCATTAGCTTCTGCACCTGTAGCTTGAATAGGTTTCATTTTAGCATCATTCATTAATTTACTTCTTGTCTCAATTAATTTATTAATATCACCCTTAGTATCTTTTCCTGATTGTCTAATTTTTTCAATATCAAGATTTATAAAAGATATATCTCTCATAATCATTTCCATACCGTAATCTGGACACTCAAAACTAGATTTGATTTTATAAATTTCCTCTTCTAAATACTCATATTCCCAAGTTTCTCTACCCTTACCCCAGTATTTAACTACATCTTCAGATATATTACTATGGTCATATAAATCAATATTTTGAAAATCTTCCAAATTAGTTTCTTTAATAAAATTAAAATCGCTATCCTTATACCTAAAAGA